AATATCGCCACGGAACTTATTTACGGCACTAGAGGTAGTAGTACTCAAAGAAGCATTACCTGAGCCATCCCAAGAGACTGACCCTGTTACGTCACCTGTAAGGGAGAGTGTACGGGAAGTGGTCCACTTGTCTGCATTGGGGTGGTAGCCATCGTGGAAGACAGGACTGTTATTAACATAAACAGAACCGCCATGAGGGTTAAGATTTAGCGACCCTTGAACGGCAGAAGACGAATAGGTATTACTTTCATGGCCTACTTGTATCCAACCCATACGGGAGTTAGTATCATCATCTAGGCCAATGGACATGCCGTTATTACCACTAGCCAGTCTGATTTGACCTACGTTACTAGGTGCTAAACCTGCTACATTATCATATTCTTGATTAGCGGTTATCCTGATAACCCCCGTCATATTATCGCCAGTGACGTTCACAAAGCGGCTATCTGCCTCTGACTCCGTATAGTAACGACCATCTAGGTTAGTAGAAGCAATACCTGTGATATGCCCATACGTATCAAGAGTAATGTCTTGAATGACTGTGCCATTAGAGTTGTTCACGGAGGCTTGGCTAGATGTGTCAGCATGTGATACAGTTACACTAGAGGCACCACTCTGGTTAGCTGTACCTACCTGCCCTCCACCCGTCAGGCCCGAACCTGCGGTAACAGTCATAGCACCATCACCTACAGTAACGGTTCCTGTACCTACAGAAGTGACGTGACCATAGGTGTCAAAGCCAATGTCCTGAATGAAAGTATTACCTGAGCCATTAACATCTGACACAGTACTTGTATCAGCGTGGCTAATAGTACGGTTAGCTGTAAGGTTACCACCACCTGTAAGACCGTTACCTGCAGTAATAGTACGTGTCTCATCCGTCTTAGAGTCTAGTGCAGTCTGTAGTCCATCTACGTTAGAGATAACGTGTGAGTGGGAATCGTCCTGTACAGTAGCAGTGATAGACGCATTAGCAGAGCCATCAAACGTAGCACTACCTGTTACGTCACCTGTAAGCTGAATAGTACGTGCTGTAGCTAATGCTGTAGCTGTAGCAGCATTACCTGTCACATCACCAGTAACATTACCTGTTACGTTGCCAATAATAGCTGCAGTAACCTGACTGAAAGTTACACTATCTGAAGTACCTACAGACTGACCAATAGAGAAAACGTCACCCGTAAGAGTGATTCCTGTACCAGCAGAATAAACAGCAGTCTCCGCAACCTCTGCGAAGTGTATGTTAGTAGTACCAAAGGTAATAGTACCAGCAGTAGTAAGAACATCTAAGTGTCCTGCGTTAGTATCACCTTCTTTGATAAAGAATGCATCACCCTTACCAAAGGCATCTGGATCAGAGGGCGCATAACTATCTGCATCTACAGTACGAGTTAATACCCATGCCGTAGAACCGTCACCTACAGTAGTAACTTTATACACACCATTATGAGCTTCGTTGGTTTGATTAGATACAAGTACACGGTCATTAAGAGCTAGACTAACACCATCTAACTGAATAGCTGCGTTTGAACCCGCATTAGTTAATGTTGCACCGACTCCTGAACTACCATTGTTATACGTAGCATTGATGTTACTAGGATGCTCAACACGAACAGGGTCATGGTAGTGTATACCAGAGGATGCAATAGTATCTACATACTCTTTTGTAGCAGCACCTAATGCAGCACTTGGGTCAGCACTCAGGATAAGTGCGCCTGTCATAGTCCCACCAGACTTCATCAAAGCGCCTGCAGCAGCTACTGTAGTTGCATCTGTTACATCTGCGCTTGTGTCAATACCGTCTAGCTTAGTACCATCTGCTGCAACATCACGTCCATCAACAGTACCTGTAACTGTAATGTTAGCAAAGGTAACGTCATCCTCTGCTAGTGCAGCATGTGCAGCAGGATATGTCATAAACACATCTTTAGTACCTGCAGAGAAGTCCTGAGCAGATGCACCATTAGAGCCAGCTAGGACAGTAGTACGTGTAAGTGTGTTACCCGTGTTCCATGTACCTAGCCCTACTTCCCACTCGTCTACACCAGAAGTGGTATGCACAATAGCGTAATAAGTAGTATCACCATTAGTCATATAAGACTGGAAGGTGTCAAAAGTAGCAACAGCACCACCTAATGTGACGGCACCTGTACCTGTAGAGGTTGTACCTTCTTTGACACGATCTTTAATGATAAACGCCATTGTGCAATAACCTCGTTAGTATATTTAGCTGATACGGATAACGGCGTTAGATGAGTCTGCAGTCGGGAAGACTACAGTGAAGTCCCCTGAAGTAGAAGTAACAGTACCGCTAAAGTCAAATACAGCGATAGCCTTGTTACCCTGTGATGCGTTGTAAATAATCGCACCATCAGCAGAGATCGTCAAGTTAACAAACACTTCGTCTGCAAAGTCTACAAAGGCTGTGTTGCCTGTAAGACTAATAGTAGCAGAATCAAGTGTCTGACCGCCTGCAGTGTAGTTTGTACCTACAGCTTCGTCAGTGTTACCTGTAATATCGGAATAGTTTGTAGTGCTTCCATCATAAGTCCCTGCAGGAGAGGCCTTAATGAGAGCAACTTTCAATGTGTCAGTGTCGAGATCGTGAACACCCCCAAGAAGCTCTTCTTTGAAGCTGTTGCACATTGCAGTAGTAATAGCCATCTTGAGATGTCCTTTCAGATAAGCACAAAGGGGCCAGCACTAAGCCAGCCCCTAAGTTAAGCGATCTTAAGCAGCGTTGTAACGTGCTGTGATAAGTGCCTCTGGGCGCAGAACTTTGCGGCCATAGAGGTGCATACCACGAACGATATCAGCGAAGCTATCTGGGTCACGGTAGTTCTCAACTTTGTTGATCTGCTCAGCAGAAGCAACAGCGTCTTCCTGACCAGCTACGATAACACCGTAGTTGTCATTCTGAGCAGTTGTACCAGATGTACCAGCACCTGTACCCTTAGCAGGCAAGTTGTTGGATACATAGACACGGAAGCCATGAATGTTATTCAGGACAAGACCGTTCTGCAGACCTGCACCACCGAAGTCGCCGTTAAGCATACGGGAGTCTTCATCTTTCAGCATCTCTACGAATACTGGATCAAGTACAACCCAACGACCACGAGGGTCTACGTTTGCTGTGTCCATCTTACGAGCCATACGTGCAAGTACAGTCAAAGGGGAAACAGTTGTAGCAGACAGTGCTGTTGCGCCTGGGAGACGTGGTGCCAGTGGCACGGAGTCGCCTGCAGTAGCAGAACCAGCAATAGTCAGGTTACCGAAGTCGGTTGCGTCAAGGTGGTTTGCAGTGAACAATTCACCAGTCAAACCAGCAGTACCCTGTGCGTCACCAGAAGTAGTCGTGATGAACTCGCCTGCAGTCGTGTGACCAGACAGGTAAGACATGACGTCTGCATCCATGGAGTCAGCCATCTTATAGGCAGCACGATCAGCAGCCAAAGATGTGAAGTCAACGTTAGAGAACTGCTCTTCAATGTCGTCCATCTTGAATGCAAAGTAGTTTGCTTTGTCGATGGTCAGCGAGAAGTCAGAGTCATCAAGCTTCTCTACGGAGATAGCAGTGTGACGCTCAAGAGCGTTGACGGTTACGTCTGGCTCTTTTTGGATGCGAACCGTGTCGCCTTGGTTTGCAATATCACCGAAGTAAGAGTTGTTGGTGATAGCGTTAGTAACAGCCGTTTTGCGAAGCGCAATCTGGGCCTGTTTGGAATAGATAATCGGGGAGAAGTTCCCGTCAAACCCACCCGATGCGGAAGTAATAGCCATTTGTTGATTCCTTTCAAAGATATGGCGTGAAGATAGACACTACATACCCACTTGAAAGAGGCCAGTCGTATAAGGGTAGTCAGCATTGCATGTCAGGATGGCCGTCCTTAATGCGCTGGGCCTTAACTCTTGGGTAGTTCTTTTGATGTGGCTAGTGCTTAGTTAAAAGCATATACACGTAGTTTATTCCTAGCGATGTATATGCTTATAGTTTTACTTACGAACTAAATTATGTCAAGTTATTTCTTAGACATATCGTAAATAAACTTGCCTTGGCGCTGGGCTTCAAAGATCTCCTCAGCGCGTTTCTCGTATTCCTTCATGGACATCTTAGCTACCTTTGATTCACTCAAGTAGTTAGATGAATCGTCATAGTTAGGTGAAGTAGTACGCTTAGTTGTTACAGAAGATGCAGCTGCCTTATCAGAACCACTGCTAGTATTCTTAGTAATACCGTTATCAACCTTATACAAGTCAATCACACGAGCTACAGACTTAGCGTCTTCTACATTCTCGTATAGAGCATCCTGCACCCACTTAGGCTGTACTTCTGCCCATTTGTGGAATGCATCATCCTTGCGGATGTCATTGAAGTCAGGGTGGAGTGCCGCCAGTTCAGCCTCAGCCTTTTCTCGTTTAGCTGTAACTCGTAGCTCTTCAATCTCTTTCAAGCGCCCGTCTAGATCAGAGGACCGTTCCTGTGCCTTGCGATCAGCAATAGCTTCAACGATACCTGCTACATCAGGGTACTGCTTAGCCCATGCTTCTACATCATCCTCTGACTTAGGAAGTACAAGCTCATTCTTAGTGGCTGCGTTGAGTTGCTGTTCTAGCTTCTCAAACTTAATCTTCCACTCTTGCTCTTTGTCCTGCACATGTCTACGAAGATCTCCGTAACGCTTCTTGAAGTTCTTCTCTTCTGTAGAAAGTTCTGCCTCTGGCGTAGCTTCTACTTCAGCCTTACGCTCTTGTACTTCAACAGGCTCCGCTTCTTGTTCTACAGGTGTGTCCTGTACCTCTTCATCTGAGGCTTCCTGAGAAGCTTCTTCAGAGTTGTTAATCACACCTGCTTGTTGTAGCAGTTCTTTTAGTTCTGCCTCATCTTGAGCTACTCGACGAGCATTCCGATCATGAGACATAGAGTCTGTTTTAATGAGTGTATCTTCTGACATGGTTTAGTCCTTTATGTTGGGGCCAGCGTTATTGCTGGGTAGCCTTATAATTATTATAGGTAGTTCTAGTTATTACTTTTTCTTCTTGGGCTTTTTACGCATCAAGCCACCCTTGTTCATACCGCCCCAGCCTGAGCCTAGCCCTTGATCACCCTGACCTCCTGTGGCAGCGGCTGCGGCACCACCGCTAGAGCCACTACTGCTAGATGAACTACCCATAGATTGAGATATATTAGCAGATGTCGCAGCGGCTTGACCGACAGAATCAGCAACACTAGCCTCAACAGAAGAACCATACTCATTACCGAAAGCATCGTAGGATCTATCGGATGGAACAGAAGTCACAGTGCCAGAGCCAAGGCGATCACCAGTTGAAGCTTGAACGGATGAAAGGTAACCAGCTATATCGTTGATAGCATTTTGTGTGGCCGATGGAGCTGTTAGACCAGAAACAGGTGAAGAACTGGAATATGCCTCCCAATCTGCAAATGTGTCAATCGGTGGAGCAGGTGGAGCTGTTAGACCAGAAACAGGTGAAGAACTGGAGTACGCTTCCCAATCTGCAAAACGGTCAATATCGAGACTATTATTATTAGTTACAGTAGTGTCTTGATCGACTGTGATTCCTGAGCTATTAATAGCATCTTCAGTTATAGTCTCTGGAGTTATAGTAGTTTGAGTGGTCGTAGATGTTTTTGAACGAGAAGACATTTCTTCCTGAATAGCAGCAATGGTCGATCTTGCTCCAAGCCCTATTATGCCTCCAATAATAGCTCCAGGCAGTCCTGCCACCTTTCCGTACTTAGATAAATTACTCATTTGCTCTGCTCTACTTAATGCTTCAGAAAGCTCTTCGTCTGTCATAGCAGAGTAGTCCACTGGTTCTGGCCCAGCAGGTGTATCTGGTCCACCGCCGACGTCATCAATGTTTAGGCCTGTTTGTTTTGATCCTAATTCTGTTCTATAACCTTCCCCCAACAACCTGTCATATTCGTCCTGTTGTGAGGGTAACATAAGAGGAATAACCTCACCTTTAGGGCCATACAAAACAACAGCCTCTTGCTCGACTGCATCCGAGCTTTCAGGCTCTTTACCCATGAAGGAGAAGCCTGGCATAAATTTAGCAGCATCAAAAGTGGTAACCGTGTCGTCTGCATCTTCTGTGGCGCCACCCTCATTATAGCCTGCGTTACCCATAGCTACAGGCTCATTAGAGCGGTACATAGCTTGCTGTTGCATGTAAGGGTCTGATGTATTCATCTGAGTCTGATTGGGAACAAAACCACCTGCAGACATCTGCATAGAATCAATCTCTGCTTGCTCTTCAGGTGTAAGTCTAGAACTGACTTTCATCGTAGAACCAGATTGAACACTAACTGGCTCACCACCAATACGACCATTAGCTTCCATCTCAGCAAGACCCATCTTAGCCTCTGTACGTAGGTCTTCAAAGAACTTCATACCATAGAAGCGAAGTACATCAGCAGGTATAACATACTCGCCTTCGCTAAGCATAGCAGGCAAGTCGTCTCGTACTTCTTCTGGGAGGGAGCCTGGAGGTACTTCATTACCGCTCACAGGGTCTACGTCTGTTCGTACAGACTTAAATACTGCTTTCATCTGCTCTTCAGGCGTTGCCATTAATCTTATCCCTCAAATACTTTAGTCTACGCAAAGTGTTGATTGACCCCTGCGCACGGTGAAACTCAATAGTGTTATCTGTCTGCTCTAAGCACTTGTGTTGCTCAGCAATCCAAGAATCCAACTCTTTACAGAAGGCATCCCACTGAGGTTTATCATTTACGAAAGGCTTAAGCGACATTGCCAGAGAACCCTTCCTCGCCTGGTGTTGGTGCTACACCTGTTCCGATAGTGCCTCCACCAGCGCCTGTAGCGTCCTGTGGGTTTGCTGCTGGCTCTGCAGGGGCTTGACCTTCCTGACCCTCCATAGGAGCGCCCTGTGGGGCTTGCGCTGGCTGCTGGAACCCTTTAAGGATTTCTGATTGGATGGCTGCGTCCTGCATAGAGTTAGTAACCTTGTCTGGGTCCAAGTCCATGCTCTTAGCAATCTCCCGTACAACGTAGTCCATCTTAGCGAAGGGTGCTAGCATTGGGTTGGATGCTACCTGCAGGAACTGCATGAGTCGCTGAGAGCGAACCTCATTAGCCATCAAGCTTTCTGTACCGTTAGCTGTAACTTCCAAGTCACCGCGAATAGACTCATCGAAGTCAAACTGCATGTTGAAAGCAAAGAAGGCACGGCCCAAAGGTGCCAGCAGGTAGTCGTCTACATTCTTAACTACGCTACGAATAGAACCGTTAGCAGCAGACATAAGCATAGAGATACCACTTGCAGTACGCCCAACACCACTAACGCCTGTTTGACCATGGGCGAAAGACGGGAAGCCTGTCGATTCATCCGCTAATACCCTAGCCTTATCAAACAATTGCATATTCTCTTGTGCTACGTTTGGGAACTTTGTACCAAAGATGGCCTGACCAGGAGCGCCACCCTGTCTGCGGAACACTTTGCCAGGGTGTACTGAAAGGTCTTGCCCTGGTACAAGGTTTGTCTCATCAATCTCAATAAGAAGATTGCCAGACAGTACAGCATTATCAACAGCCATGCGCATGAAGCCATTCATGAGTGTCTGAGTGTCATCCATGTTTTCAGCAATACCGACACCGAAGAAGCTGTAGGGGTTATGCTCATAAGGGGCTGCATAGTAAGGAATACGTGAAGGCTTGAAAGGGTTAAGCACACAGCGTATGATCTTGCCGTTTACTGTCCAGATGTTAGCATTAACCTCAAACAAGTCTCTAAACTCTCTGGGAATCTTAACACCGTGCTCTTCAAGCAGTTCTGTATCTACAAAGCCCCAAAACTCAAGAACCTCCCAACGCTCTGCATTCGGGTTGTTAACCCCGTCATCCTCCATGTGCATTTCCCAGTGCTTGCGCACATAATCCGCACCTGCAGCAATAGCACTTTCAATAGCGTCCTCAATAAAGTAAGGGCGACTCTTTAAAGCACGTAGCTGGTTTCGGGACATCTTGTGACGCTCAATGACATATTCAGCGTCATCCATAGATGAAGCCTCTGGATCAGGGTAGAAGTTCCAGATGGACACGTGGTTAGTAGAAGGAACTGTCTTTATGATAGGTGCATAGTCACCCTCATCATTCCAATTCGGATACTCTTTATCAGAAGCGAAGGGGCCCTTCATAACACCTGTGCCAAGGAGAGCCATCTCGAATGCCATAGAGCGTAAGTGCTTAGAAGCGCCCGACTCGTTAAGCTGATCGTGAATCTTCTTTTCCATCTTCTTAGCTGCAACCATAGCAGGGTGGAATGTTACTGTAGTAGGAGTAGTACCTGCACCCTCCATAACTTTGTCGGATACCGCTGACAGCTTTTTTTCTAAGGGGCCTGCTCGTCTATTTAAGTCCGCCATCGTCTCGCCAGGCTTAAGCTCTTTGCTCGGGTCAATTAGGTAGGGTTTGCTTTCCTCTTGTTCAAAGGATGAACGTAGGTCATCAATTCCCTGCTCTGCTGCAGGGTCTAAGTTGATATGTACAGACTCAGCTACACCATCAGGTAGAACAGAAGGATTGACCGAAAGAGGGAACTTGTTGTTGCCGAATAGTACGTCTACAATCTGTCCGTATGCAGCTAGAGATTTAGTCTTGGTAACCTTAACGAATACCTTAGACTTTTCTGTCGAAGTAAACTGTACGTCAGGGCCGTAGATACCTCTATAGTTACGATAAGCACGTAGCCAACGATCCTCGTCCGACTGTCTTGCATCTTCAGAACGTTTGAAGCGCTCTACGACAAAAGCAACAACGCTGCCTACATTATTAAACAGCTTATCCTCTTCGCCTTCTGCAGCTATTACTTCGTCGGTGTCGAAGGAAAGATCTTCTATGTCTGCCATTTATTCAGTATCCAAAGCTAGGGTCTGACATTTGAAAGCCAGAGTTTTGTTTCGCAGGGTTGAAGTCCCAGATAGAACTACGTGGTCGGGTCATAATACCATATCTTAATGCGTCATACAGGTGGTCTTCGGCATTAGTATCAACATCTTCTGGGTTCTTTTTGTCTAGCGGGATAATAGGTATCTGCGCTATGGTGTTGGTGCAGGTGGAAAAGAACACGAGTCTAGGCTCTTCAGTGTGTTCATCCACCTGCAGGCGTCTGTGTATCTCGTTCTTACCTGCAACCCTTGATCCACGAGAGCGATCTGAAGGTCTCCAGCGACAACCCTTCATGTTCATCTGCTCTGCTAGTGAGGGGCCAGTATCGCCTCTTTTATGCCAGAGGGACGAGTCCAACACGCCATACCGTATAGTACCATCTTTTGCTTCTGCTTCCAATATCATATCTGCTAAATCTGTAGCAGTAACCTTGGAGCAGTACATCTCTCTATAAACAACAAGTTGCTCACTAGGAGATACGGCAAACCATAGTACGCCTGTAAAGGAACCATATCCGTAGTCACATGCTCTAAACCTAGGCCATGAATCAGGAATATCAAAAGGTTCCTCTACATGAATCTTACGATTAAACTCAGGGAACGCCGCCCCTTCATTAATATCCCAGTTACCCTCAAGAAGCTGCTTGCGCTGATGCTCAGGTAGTGACAGAAGCATTGCTTCATAGTCACCTGTGTCAGCAAGGTAAGGGTTGTCAAACAAACTAGCAGGAATAAACCTGCGTCTGAACAACGGCTCCCCTTCACGGCTGTGTCCTTTAGGGAAGGCGATAGTGTCACCCGTCTCAATGTTAGTAGCCCAGAAAGGCTCATTAGCAGGCGCAGGGTCGATGAACATCTTTTTAACCCAACCGTGACCCGCACCACCAGGGTTTGTAGTACCTCGCATGTACAAGCCTAAGTTTGAACTGTGCGCACTACGTAGACGTGAACGCATGTAATCCCAAGCATACGGGGTAGGCCACTGCGTAAGTTCGTCAAAGCCAATCCAGTTAAAAGCCTGACCTTGATAGCGTGTAACGTCCATGTCCTTATCAAGGTAAGACATCCACAGTCTGCCGCCCTGTGGTGTGATCCATTGAGACTTACGCTCTGACCACTTGATTCCAGGTATAGCTTTAGGGTAAAGCTCTTGGCTCTTCTGGATAAGTTCACGCAACTCTTCTGTTGTGTGTCGTACAAGTAACCCAGAGAAGTTAGGGCTACCTAAACCGTGTAGGGGATCAGCAAGCATGGCATAAGATTTACCACCGCCTGCTGCTCCTCCGTACAATACTTCCCTTTCAGATGCACTAAGGAAGTTTGTCTGTGGGCCTGGGTTAGGCTTGAATACTACTTCTTGAGCCGCCTCTACGTCAAGGTCTGGTGCCTTAACTTGGGCAGGTACCGTCTCTACTACAGGCTCACTCGTCTGAGGGGCTAATGATTCTGTAGGCTCCGATACTTTCTTCTTCGAGCTTCTTGATTTCCGCAAGCGTTTCTTCGAGCCGCTGGGCAAGCTTGCGCTTAATTCTAGCTGTCTTCTTACGTCGTCGCTCAATGTCTACCCTCTTCTTTAAACCCATGTGTGAGATGTAGCGTCCTGTCTGCTTGGTTAGCCAGATAGCGACTTCTCTGTAACCATACTGCTTTAGGTGACGCTTTGCAAGCTCTAAAGCTTCTAGTTCAACAGGGATGGGTTCTAGTAGTTTATTGTTGTCAGGGTGTACTTGATATCCGAAAGGCACTTGTCTAGCTGTACGAACTATTACGTGCCACTCTTTCTCTTCGCCTTTATGAGGTTTAGGCAGTTGCCAATACCCCAAAGATTCACGATTCATTGTTACTCGTTCTTACCTTCTTTAGATGGGAGTATGAAGACCCCACCAGAAGAAGAGCCAACGTCGATCTTGTCTACCTTACCAAGTCCTGCACGATCAAGCAAGTCTTTTGCTGCAGCCATCTTATCACGGATGCCTAGCTCAGTAGGGTCACTCAAGGCACCAACTAAAGCCATTACAGCTTTAGGTGCAGATCTAGCGAAGTGAGTACGTGTTGCTTCAGAAATCTCATCCTTAAGAGCTTCAATAATCAAACGTGTAGGAGTGTTGTCACTGTAACCCGCTAACTTCTTAGCAAGCACGACATCACCCCCCGCTTCATCGAAGAGTACCTCCAAAAACTTTTGTTGGTTTTCTGTCAGTTGTCGTGCCATGTTACACTTCCTTTGGGTTGTTATCTAGTGACCCTTGAGATATCACTACGTGTAAGACCTATATCTTTTAGTTCACGGTCTGTCATGCCAAACAGTTGCATTCTAGCAATCTTACGGTTGACGGAATCTTGACGGGCCTCAATTAAGTGGTGTCCAAAGTTAATAAAGGCGTTCTTGATTTTGTTAGTCATGGTGTATTCCTATGTGTGTTAGTGCTGCACTGCAGCGGTGCACATAGTTATACTTATATATATACGGATTAGAATTGCTAAGTAAGCATACCCGTTATTACCCTACTGGGATAAACGTCTCCGTTACAGTAAGGATGGTGTCAATGTGAGCAGCTACAGAAGGTGTAACTTGAATTCTATCACCAGGCTGAAGTACAAGCTCAATGTCTGGGAACTGCAGGTACTCATTAGCCCCCAAGTTCTTACCCTCTAGAAAGTGGGACGTATAGTCATCCTCAGCTATGTACCACTCAACATCAATGTCAGGGTTACCTGATGAGTTATGAATGTGTATAAACGTAACCTCAGCTACACAGTTAGCAGGGCAAGTGTATACGTTCTCTGTAGTAGTCCCAGTGTTGTGACCGTATACAGATTTTTTACGTGAGGGTTTGCCCTGCTGAAAAAACATTACTTATCTTCTACCCATGCTTCGTTAACGTCAGGCGTAGCAGGATCATCTGCAACGTACTGACCTTTAGTTGTTCTAGCACGTTTCATCTTAGGCTTAGCTTTTGCTTTGGGCTTAGGGGCCGCTTCAGCCGCACGACAGATGTCAGTAACGTTAGGGTCTTTACTCTGTACGTTACCGTAGTTATCTTCACCAGCAGACTGGTTACCCCTAGAGTCCCACACGTAGCCGTGCTCATCTACACGATAGCCTGCAGCTTCTAGCTCTTTCTTATACTTGTGGTAGAACTTCATTACTTAGCCTTCTTGACGGGTCGTGATGCAGGGTTAGACGCACCGCAGTAGCCACCTTTGTTATAACCCATAGGCTTAGACATACCACCCTTTTTGTAGCCCATCTTCTTAGCTACTTCAGGTGCTTCTTTCTTCAAAGCTTTCATGCCTTTGTTCATCATCTCTTAATACTCCACTTCGCCCATAGGCATTGGTTCACATGAGTCCCACCCTTGGCAGGACTTCTCTTGGCTACAAACAAACTTAAACTCTGTACATGCACCCAAGCCAGATTCAATGCTCAAAGCCTTAAGAGTGTGTGCACTATTGTTAAAGTACTTACAGTTACCGCATGTCTTGAGAGAAGCAATGTCTTCAGGCTTACCCCAAGCTTCACCTAGTTCCGCAGCGGATGCACCGTACATCCAGTACTTCTCCGCACGGTCACGGTTCTTAGGATCTACCTCTGGGGCTTCACCCAACATCAAACTTGTTGATACGATCATGTATACTACTTCCTATACTTAGCTGTCTTATTAGCGATCTTCTTGGGTTGAGCTACGTGCTGCTTACCTGCAGCGGTACCCTTACGCTTAGCTTTACTTGTAGCAGCGTACTCTGCAGAACTAAGGGCATCTCTAGCCTTCTTAGGTAGATACCGCTCACCCGTAGCATTCTTGCCTTGCGTGGAGTTCTTACCCGACTTAGTACCCCATTCTTCTTTAGTCCACTTCTTGAGGGACTTCTGAGGAGCTTTCATGACTTAGCTTTCTTCTTGGGCTTACGGCGCACAACAATCTTGCCGTTTACCTCTTCAACTTTCATACCCGCTGATTCTGTTTGAGCTTTGAGTTGGCGGTACTTTTCTGCAACTGTAAGTTTCTTTGCCATTAGTTTTTGTAGCCCCCGCCTTTTGCTTTGTACTGTTTTGCAACCATCTGCGCTTTTCTCGCTGACCATTGTCCAGGCTTGCCACCTTTTCCGCCAGCTTTTACTTTAGCTACAAGGTTCTTACGCATGGTAGGCTTCGTATAGTTACCTGCAGCGTTAACAGTAGACTTCTTCTTAGGAGCCATTACGCACTGCTGCCTATCTTAAGACAACCGCCTGACACATAAATCGCTACCTGGGAATACATAGCTACACCTTGCTCCACTTGCTCAAGGCACATTTCCTCAGTTAAGTGTAGTCTGCTTGATTGAATCGAGACATCACAGCTTCGAACATCAAAGGTAGTACAGACAAGAATGCTAGCTAACCACATATTACCACTTTACCTTATCTGCCCAATAGGCTGCTGACATCTTACCTTTAGAGATGTTCTTACCGTGCCTTGCCTTAAAGCTAGCACGTTTCTTCTTCATTGCCCCAGACTCACCAGACTTAGGCTTACCTGCAGTCTTAGCACCCTGCTCACCGAAGCGGATAGTCTTAATGGTGTCGCCTTCTTTAGCGACTACCACGTGAGACTTCTTAGGGTGATTAGGCGTGCGCTTAGGTTTATTAAAACCTGATACACCTGCACGCTCTAGTCTAGGGTCTTTAGCCATACTATCGTGACCTCAGCAGGTTCTCTAGATGTTTAATGGTTGCGTTGGCCTCAGCCAGTGATGCCTTCATGTCAGACATCTCACGCAACAACTGCTCTTTATCAGAAATAACTGTATCAAGCTTATCGCTCAAACGTTCAACTTGCTCACGTAGAGTATCATTAAACTCAGCGGACTTAGCGTCATCCTTGAGAGACCTCTCGTGTGACTGCTTAGCTCGAAGTGACAGAAAGCCCCACAAACCAGCGGAGCCCACGGCAGCAATAATGACAGGCATCATCTGATCAAAGTTCATTATGAGAATCTCTTCTTCTCTAAAAGTTGTCTGTTTGTGAGGTCCGCTAGATAGACTGCGTGTAGAGTCATCCAGACAAGAGAAGCTGCATGAAACCAATCTGATGCAGAGTGGCCACCTGCATGTCTTGTCTTCATACCATCTAACGCCATCACGTGATAGGTATGCGGTACTACAGCAGGTTCATAAGTAATAAACACAACTAAGATATAAGCTGATAAAACTACATCCATCAGCAAGATGTTACGTAATACAGATAAGCTACACCAAACAGTAGCAGGAACTACAGATGCACTGATGATACCCCAGCACAAGATTAGCTCCATAGGAAAAGCTTTATCGTCTACACCATGGAACATGCCAGCCATAAGAACACCCCAGAACGCATAGGTTAGCATCTGCGCTGGGCCATTGGCTGTGACTACCTTACGGTAAGTCTGTTTGATTCCTGCAGCTGGCATAAAGCTACTTCATGACTTGGAAGTGAGGACCGTCAATAAAGGGCCTACGACCTTGGCTACGACGAAGATCAATGTAGTTGTTCATGGCATCTTCAGCTGTACCAGCATAGTTACGCATGTCACCCTCTGACCAAGCAGCACCCCACTCAATAGCCAGTCCTACTTCCTTAGCTGCAGCCTTCATAGCATCCGCAATGTCATCATAGAGATTCAGTTCCCACGAAATACGAGGACCCACATAAGCTACAAGGTCTACAGCGTGGCTATAACCATCGCCTTGACGCAAGTGTCTAGAGTTCATCGTCTGACTTGCACCAGAAGCAACTAGAGCCTTCTGCTCCGCAACTGTCCGAACACCACAGGTAACACCGAAGTCTACCTTAGTCAGCTCAATAGCTCTTTTCACTGTGGCTACCATGTCGGGGTGTACACCCTCTAGTCTAGATAGGGATCTATTGGACAGTCTAAAGCTCATAGTTACTTCTTTCTTCCGAGTCTAAATAAGTTTCTGATCCCTCTAGCAATCTCATTAGGACTAGGGGCTAACCAGCCAAGCACTAAGAGTAACAAGAGAAGAGGGTCCATCTCAGTAATCTTTGTTGTACTGTTATCCTGGACTACTGTATCAACAGGGCCTTCAGGCCTAAGAACAGGACGCATTGTAGTGCTAACACCAATGGTCTGACTGTTCTCTTTGCCTATCTGTGTATTCGCTGCTACGTTAGTACCACTGCCACCTAAGCCACCCAGTATAGCACCAGGGATCTGGGAGCAGCTAGCGGAGGTCGTTACTACTAGTGTGGCTGCTAGTAGTGTTAATCGTGTGAGTGTTCTTGCCATTAACGTATATCCCAAAGAAGCCTGCGCCAGCACCAACTATCACAGATACAAACCCAGCTTGTGCATTCGTAGGGTCAGGCAGATCCATGAACCACGTAGTAGTGTTGTAGAACGCTATGCCATACAACGTAATAATCATACGCGGCCATATGCGCCACTTGTCTAGCCATTCAGGGGTTATCAGCATAGGGTCTCTTACGATCAGGGTCTAGCACTTCGTTACGAGTAAGATGCCCCTCTAAGTACATAGCACGCTCTACGTGATCCAATGTGTACCACTCACCAGTCTTATCATAGATAGCAGTACGCACATAGAACACATCAGACTTAGGTATGTGCACCTTACGCATAGCACGAGAGTCATTGTTAGCTAGCGCTTCATAGAAGTCTGTTAATACATCTTCTGATGCGTATAGTTGTACAGGTTTCTTAGCCATTGTCAAGCGTTACTTATATAAAATGTACAGAGAAGTAGTAGCGTGCCGCAAACTACGTACAGGGTACATAACAGAGAGGAGGGGAGGAGGAGACACAGATGCTATTACATAGCCCTGTAGTAGCTCACGACACGTTGCTAGCATCGACTAGCTTAGTTACAACAATGTTATTGTTCTTATAGATTGTAACTATGTGTAGTTTAACATAAGAGTATAAACTCTGTCAAGTACAAACTTGTAAGTTAAATGACCTATGTCCAGTAACCTATAGAACACAAGAGTAGTTAAACTTTATGTAGTTACTTAATGTATGTTGTAACTCTATGTTTAACTTTATAGCTAAGGAGCGTCTTGAGGACGCTCTTACTCTAGAATGTTTTAACATAGATGTTTAACTAAGCCCCCTTCCCCCCATAGTTATAGGTAAAAGAGATACCCTGTCAATAGCTACTATACCTGTGCCACATAAAAAGTGATCTTGTAATACATTCTGTAACACTTTGTGATCTACATGTAACTGCTAAGTTGCAATACTACCGTTGCAAACCTGCAAAGTATGACTTGCTGGTATACCAGGTCGCAAAAACCCCGTGTGTGTATTTGTACATATACGTATAACGTACACCCCCCACCTGGCCCCTGCCCGACCCCCATGTTAATGTGCTAAGTGTTTGATTCTACAGGGTTTCATCTTAGGGTTGGGCTGGTATGATGCATTTTATTTGTGTTTCTGTGGGTAGTTAAGCATCTAATGCATTGTAATTGCAGGACTTTTCTACTCATTCATCTTGTGTAGCTTGTGCATATGTGTGATTTACCCCACCCCCCACGCGGCATGTGCGAGATATACCCCTAGACGTGTATGACACACACAAGCCTTGCACCTGGTGCCAATTGTTTCACGTGAAACATTCAAGTGTTACAATATAACAAAACCCTGGCCTCGCGCATACGCACATACACGCGCGTTCTAACACCTAAACAAAAAGCCCTACCTCGCAGCTTGCACTAGAACGAATCAGGAACGAATCACTTGCCAAGCGATACACCAAAGAAAAACAATAAAAGGTTTCCAATGTTTTCAATCACTTATAAGAAAAATACAAGAAAAGCAAAAAAACTTCTTGCGTTATTCAAATCAATCTGGCCTAACTGTATTCACCGAAGCGGTTGAGACACACACCGCCAAGGCCATAGGGTTCCACCCGCTAAGTGACGCAGCTACGGCGAGTAGCACACCACGGCGAAGCGGCATAAGGGCCAAGCTATTTGACATAGCGTTATGTGACGCACCCCCACGCTTTTCGGCTTGATACGTGGGTCTAGACTAAAACAAGCTCACCTTGGCCTGACATACTAGGGTGCACCGATAGGCGGCAAACGGCGTGACGTGGCTAGATATACTAGCAGTCTCACAATG